CTTTTATTCATAATATTAATACTTTTGGAGAGTTTTATTAATATGCTTAGAAGACAGGACCAAACACTCAAGAGAAAGGACGAACCCAGCTACCGACGTATGATGTTATCTCTTAGGAAACTAGCTAGAGTGACTTGGGGTGTGAAAAATTTACATGGGAAAGGACCAAATGTCATTATGAGAATCATATTCAATAAGATGCAGAGCGCTATGACTACTACATGGCTAATTGATTCTTTGTATTATCTATTTGTCATTAGTCTTAAAACGACTAATTATTATTTTACTAAATTTATTGCCATAATACTGAATAATATTAGTGCCTACAGATCAGTTTATTACTCGAAAGCACTTAATATTATGTGCAGTAAAAAAATAGATTTTGATGCAAAAAATAATATGGTCATTAAGACTTTACCTTATCTATCTGGAAAAATAGAAAAAATAGATAGGACATTAATGGTTCAGAGAGGCCCTATATTCATAGGTAATATTGCACAAAATATTCCGTATTTTTATGCTCCAACTACAAACAATTTGATGGCTGCAATAGTGGCTAGGAACTTACCGAAGAAATTCGAGGTTTCTGAAACTATGAAGACTTCATTTCAAGAATTTGTAGCAGAGGTAGTACAACCAGGTTTAACTATGATCCTCATGAGTCAACTTGAAGACGGTAACCTGGTATACGACATGAATAGTTACTTACACGGTTTACCAAATGAGAAAAAAACATTATACCAAAGGGAGTTGCTAAAGTTAAAAAGAGTGGATGGAGAGAAAATGTTTTTCAAAGCAATGCCTAAAATCCAAAAAGAATTAAACGAATTTAAAGATGACGAATATACTGACCCAAGGACTATCACCTTTATGCGACCAATCTTCAGAGCGCTATTAGGCCCATTGATTAAAACCATTGAAAATGCATGGTACAAACACCTGAATGGGTATTTTGATATTGGTAATTACACAGAATTATCAAAATTGGTCGAATTGATTGATCACGAAGTTGATGGTACTTTTTTGAGCTCCGATTTTCGTAAGTTTGATAGATCAAGAGCAAGTTGGATGTGGGAAAGTTTAGAATTCGTCTATCATATTGTAATAGATAACATCGTCTATAAAAGAGATGAGAGACAAAATGATGATAAATTCGATTATAGCGATATATTTAGGCAGTGG